TAGAGTATTCGTAGATTTAAAGATAGGTGTGCTTAACGGAACACAAGACCAAGAGGTAACAGTAACTTATGTTGCGGGTGGTAATACTTTAACTGTTCCTAATGGTGGTGAGGTTGCTGGATATAATAGACAGTGGTTAAACCGCTTAGTTTTAGGCTCACCAAATAAATCAGTAGCCTCTAATTCGGTACGTTTAAATAACGATGCTTTTTTATAGTTTTCAATGCTGTCAGATGTTGCTAGAGATGGTTTGTTATAAACCACATAAGCCCTAGTTGATCTCAAGTTTTCTTCGCGCTTAGTCTTGACTGACTCAAAATTAATCTCATTACCTTCAGTTAGCATAGTGTCTGATAATTGCCACTGACTAATTGCAGTTAATTTAATCTCTCTATCAACAGGATCGAACCACATATCCATCATGTAATAGGTTAGTATTTTTTCTAAGACTACATTAGTATCTTCTGACTCAAACCATAATGTATTTATTTTATCGTTAGGATGCCATTCGTCTATCTCAGCAGACCAATCAGCTTTAGGAATAAAAGAAGCATCAACGCCAACATCTAAAAGTATTCTTTCTAATAGGTCGTCTATTCGTTCATCGTCTGAAACCTCACACACGAAAACTTCATCACCACCTGAGTGTGATTCTGCAACAGATTCAGATAGGAAGTTTGTATAAACAATATCAGCGCCTCTTGATGCTGTTGTTATCGTTGCCGTACCTGTGCCAATATTAGATATTGAACTTACTTTAAAGAACTCTTCGCCTGTTCGTACAGTATCACCAACCAAGTAGTTAACACTTGCATCAACGGGCCATGTTGTAACTATATCGTCAACATCTGTTCTTAATGTACCCTCTAGAGGTATGGGCCAAACACTTTCGCCTATGTTTACCTTACTTAATTCATCTTTTAATCTTAGCGTCCACTTGCCAGCGCTTGAGCTATCTAATGATTCAATTATATAGTGCTTTGTTTCTGCGCCTGTTACTAAGTCAATAGTTCCATCTGATTCAACGCGATAGCTTTTAATTCTACAAGGCTTATTATCCAGCACTTGTCTAGCGTTTAATTTAGCAAAGAATGTTCCTTGACTAATTACGGCGTTATCTACTGCTGGAGAATCAATATTTGGATCTCCTATAAAGTCAGTAAAGCTTATTGATGCTGTACCACGACTAGCCAAGCCTTTACCAGATTGTAATTTAGTTGGTGTTTCGCTTAAGCTTGTTATTACTTTAAATATTCCAGACTCAGGAAGTACACCGCCGTAATTAGTGAACTTATATGCTCTAGTTGCATTCGATGGTTGATCACAACTTAAGGGAGTGCCGAACCCTGGCTCACCTGAAACAGTACAAGCACCTTCAACTACAGGTAAGTCTATTTCAACAACAGTAAAGTGCTCTTGTCTGAATTGGTCTTGTGATGCTAAGAAAGTTGTCATTTACAACCCGTTAAATACTTTAAAGCTAAATGATAAGTTATTGAGCGACCTAGTTTGTGCGTGTGCTTGTGGTGGCCTTGTGTCTATCTCATAACAACAATATGAACTCTCACCCTTTGTTGGATCTTCATTAATAAAAAATAAATCCTGTTCAGCAAAGTCTATAAAGTCTTGAAATTCATCTTGGCTAAATGCCGCTGTCATATTAGGAAGTGTTAACGCTCCTTTTACAGGTACTCTTTTTCTTAATACTGCGATAGGTGCGGCAATTTGATTAGTTGTTGTCTTTGTTTTTATTTGACGGTTTACGGTTTAACCACTGTCTATTATATCCAGCAACCTCACCACCATTAGGAACAGTTAAAGTATTACCACCCGCAACATAAGTTACTGTTACCTCTTGGTCTTGTGTTCCGTTAAGCACACCTATCTTTAAATCTACGAATACTCTAGCTGGAAAGCTAAGAACTACACAATGATTACGCTTTAAAAAGGTTATTGCTATAACTTCTGTACCATCTCTAACTCTTATTCGACTAGTACCATCGCCATTACCTGCAATGTTAATACCAGCAACAGCCACATAATTAATCTCAGGAGTTACACCAAAATCAATAGACATACTCTGTTTAGAGGTAGACGTATAGTTTAGAGAGAAATCAGGATTAGTTAAATTAGCAGGATCATCACTAGACGGGTTATCAGATATTACCGGAGTCAACCCTGCGAAAATATTAGTTGCTGTTAATAACATTTATCTACCTTGCCTTGTTAATTCTTCCAGGTCACCCATTACAATCTCGCCCAGAGTTTGACCGTCTTGTAATACTAGCGTAACTGTCACATTACTGGATTCATCTTGTGTTGTTAACGATAAGTCTGATGTTTCAGGGGTAAAGTCTCGCTGTTGACCACCACCACTATCGGACGCACCACCACCGCCACCGCCAGATACAGAGCCGCCGCCTTTAGTTGCACTTAGTGCGTTTGATAATTGCACAGCGCCCATCGCAGCAGCTAAGGCAGCACGACCAAAAGCCGTATAAGGATCACCGCTTGATAATTGCATCATAACAGCCGCGGCAGTATCGGCAATAATCAAACCCGCCTTGATTGCTTTGTTATCTTCAAGAAACCCAGCGTTAACAATTGCCGCAGCTTGTGTGTAGTTTTTAAAATTAGTTAATCGTTGGTCTAAGCTTTGCTTTTCTTCTTTTGTTCCTGACTGTATAGTTTTAAAACTTCCTTTCATGACTATTTCAAGAGATTTTGAACTTTCATTCAATAAATCATCAATAGCGCCCTGTGTTTGCTGTGTCCTCTCAAGAAGTATTTCATTAAAAGTGTCAGTACCATTAACTAAATCAGTTAGCGCAGCCCTGCTAAGTTCAATTATGTTGCCCCAACCAGTGGCTATAAGGTTAAATGCATCAACTGAGACTTCTGCCAATACTTTTATTGATTCTATAGCGGTTATTAATTCATCAGAGTAATCAGCCACTAGTTGACGCCCTTCCGCTCCAAAGGTCTCACCTAGTTTACTAAATTCTTCACCAACCTTTTTAATGTTATCTAATTGCTCTTGAGATAATGTCACGCCAAGTTCAGCGAATTCATTTTTAAGGCGATTTAATTCGTCAGCGTTTTGAGATAGTAAGGGTATTAAGTCGGTTGCGTCACTGGCTAGGCCCTCTAAAGCAAAGCTCATTTGATTGCTAGATATTCCAGCAGCTTCCATTTGCTTGACCATTTCTTGTAATACATCAGTACCAGACATATCTTGAAATGTTCTAGCTAGTTCATTGCCTTCTTTTCTGGTTAGTTTCATAACGTCGATAAAATCAACAAACCCACCGCCGCCAGTAGCTAAGAATTCACCGATTTTTTCATTGGTATCTTTGCCGATATCACCAAGCTTTTCAAGAGAGATACCAACAGTATTGGACGCAAAAGCTAAAGCTTGCATTTCTTCAACTGAGACTTTAGTTCTATTTGCTGCTATTTGGATTTCTCGCCCGTATTGAGCAGTTTGATTAACTAAAACTGTGATTGCTGCGGCTGCGGCTGTAGCGCCAACAACTGCTGCTCTAGTCATTTGCCTTAATGATATATCAGTCTTTTTTACTTGATCATCTAGTTGATTAAGCTTTTTCTTTGTGTTGTCTATCTTACCATCAATTTTGGCTGTCTTAGCATCAAGTACAACTATTAAGTTCTCGCTAGCCATTCTTTAGAAGCCCCGTTTTTAACTCGCTCAAAGTTGAGCATTAATGATAAGTCTATATTAGATTGCTTTTGGTCTAACAGTTTATTAACTTCTACAAAATCAAGCTTCCAAGCCTCGGACGGTTGAACATTTAATTCATTAACGCTTATTTTCCACCAAGCCCAATAATCAAACTTAATAGGATCACAATCTTTAACTATGCCGCCGAGGTATCCAACTTTTTTATATTTAAGTTTTCAGTAAAATAAGTGTTTATTTCTAAAGCTGTAGATAACATAACTAAGGGCCAAGGCTCGCTTAGGTCATCATCACGTTTACTTTCAATCCAGCTCACACGAAAGGTTGCGTCTTGTATTTCAGATAAAGGAATTGATTTGTTTTCTTCCTGAATCATACAATGCAAAGCGATACAGGCAATTTCTCTAGCGTAAAGTTCACTAAATTTTATAAGCCTTTTTGTAACGTCAAGATCTCTAGTGTCAACACAAACACTGATGTACTTCATAAACACTGTTTGCAAGTCTAAACCCGTTTGCTCGTAAAACTTCTTACAAGCATTCTGAGATATTTTAAACGGGTATTCCTTATAGCATAATTTAATAATCATATTATGCTGCTGGTGTATGAGTGATAGCACCAGAAGATAAGAACGTGATACTTGTTGATACTTTATCACCAAAAGGGATTGCATCGCTTAAGCCATTAGGCACCATATCCGCACTAAATACTTCATCCGTAGTTGCTGGTGAAATATAAGTAATAGTGTAAGCATCTTGAGTGCCCGACAAGGAATCTGCACGTACCTTGCGGTATTGAGTGTCGTCGTTATATACAAGAGTTCCAGATATTTGTAATTGTTTTGCTGATAATTCACCATCTAACAATAAAACAACATCTAGTGCTGATTTGTTTGAAATATCAATAGGTGTGCCGTTATAGGTTAATGTCATTTCCATCTGACCTACAATTTCACCTGAACCATTTGATATCACAACCGGAGTACCGTTAATTTCACCTGACATAGTATTTACCTTTCACTAAATGTTAAATAATTTACGCTAATGTCACGCTTAAACCATGACTCGTTTTCAGTACCATTATTAACGGTGCTGCTTAAAATATCTACTTGTTGACCATTATACACTGTACTTGTGCCAAATTGAAATACACTCAATACCTCGTCTATTTTTGTTAGATTTAAGTTATCAAAGTTTTCATCATCAAGCTCTTGAAATACACTGACCTGAAACACTCCGCGCTGTTCGTCACCTGATGCGCTAGTTTTACCTAATATACCTGTTGTTGCTGGCATAAAGTAAGCAGCAAGCCAAAATGATTTATTCGCCGGATCAAACTTCTTATTCTCGAATGCTATTTCTGTATCAGCTATACCAGCAGTTAAAAGTTGCTGTATCAATGCTTGTTTAATATCTAAATAACTCAACTTAGCGCCCTTATTTTGTTACCCATTGCGATTAATGTTTTTCTTACCCACCCATCAGGAGCTTGAGTACTAAACCCTTTAATTGTTTTATCTGTTCCTGGCTCTGGAAATCCGCCATACTCTAAAACTGATATATAAGGTAAGTTGTTAGTAAAGAATAATTTATTACTTAACACATCCTTTGGCATTAAATCCAATTGCCTAAATGAACTGTTACCGCTTGAATTACCTGTTGTGGTTGCGTTAGATGGTACACCAGCAGTTAAGAACCAGTTGTTTCTTGCTCTACCTTCATCAACAGGTGTTTGTCTTATCATTGCAGATAGGCCAGATAAATATACACCCCTAAGATCGTCATTAACTATCGTCTTAGATGAGCTTATTAAATTTAATACTTTTTCTTTACCAATCAAAGGCATTATTTAACCCTTAGTTGTGAGATGTATAATAAATTATCGCTAGTAGGCGCTTTATTCTTAACGTTAATAACCTTGTAATCTGTTGAGCCTTGTCTAATTATATCCCCAACAGTTATAGCGACCGTATTATCTGAGACTAATTCTCTATCGCCAGCCTGTATATTTATATCAACTAGCTTTACATCGTATTCTCTAAAGATAGCATTCAATAACAATACTAGTGCTTCAGTTGTTGTTACTGGTGTTAAAGGGTTGGTTCCGCCTGATTCAGTTATTCTAATTAAGAATACTTTATCACTAGATGATGATCCTGTTTTATTAACAGCCTTAGCTAGACCGCGTTTAATTTTAGCCTGTATATTAGCGCTACCCATTACACACGAACCATTAAATTATCGGAGCCGTTATTAATAAGTAAAGGATCTAAATAAGCATCTGCTCTATCTGTTCTTACAACTTCCCAGTTACCACCGCTAAAATAAGACTCAGAATAAACACCATCAACATTAAAGCTCGCTAAGTTTTGAACATCCCCAGTTTTTAATAAGCTCGATTCATTTGATTGTAATGCCAATTCAATTTGAGCTTTCTTTAATGCGCTTGGTATTTCATCTGAATCTATACGGAAATTATTATAACAAACACCTTTGCGTGGATAAGGCAACTCTTGATCTGCATTAACCCTACAGCCTTTAAATGATGATTCTTTACTAAACAGGTAATCCATAGCCTGAATCAATAAAGCCTCTCTATCTGGCTGTGTAGCTGGTACATCGAGGTTTCTAATGTTAGCATAAGCCTTTAACTCTGAATCAGTAGCGAAAGAATTAGCGTTAGTAACAACCGTGCCATCTTCAATAATCAATTGAGTGCCAATTGCGACGACAATTTTATCTGAATTACCAAGCTCTTGAGATGTTATATCACTACCGTTAACACTAGATCCATCGAAATATGTAACAGTAGCAAATATCTTGCCTACTTCTAATGTAGATGACAGGTCTAAAGTTAACTCTGTTGAAGACGTAACAACAACGATGGTAGGGTTTAATAGTACAGAGTAAGATTCAGATCCAAACTGTACTTTTATATCAGTTGATTGAGTAAGATCGATCCCGCCAAATACGAAAACGACCTTATTATCTTTATTGGGGATTACGAGATTTTGCATAAATACTTTCACCTATTATTTAGATTATTATTTTAGCACGTTTTTATATATTCTTGTAGCTTACGCTTTTCTCCACCCTTTATGCTGATCCTCATCGCCTCTATGAACTGCTGTCATTCTTGACGATGTAACATTGTTTGACCTGCAAAATTCTCTCATATTGTATATATTAACACTGAATCCCGACGGAGAAATAAACCTGTAATGCTTAGCAAAAGCAAATGCTGTATTTTCCTTTTGAGATACAAATAAGCAGTTTTCTGGTGAATAGATCTTATTGCCTTTATGTTTAATGTCTTTATCTAG